ACAGACTCAAAGATAGACTTGAAGCTGTTAATGCAATACCTACTAAAGAACTTATTGAAGGAACTAATGAAGCTCTCTCTAGCCTAACAATCAGAACATAAACCAAATAATAATATGACAATAGAAGTTCACACCGCAGAGATAGATCCGCACACAGAAGTTTTTGCATTAGACGTAGACGATGTATCATTACAACGCCTACAGTATGGAGAGGTCGGCAGCCCTTATCCCTATGTTAAGGTGGCCGATGTTGCCAAGGCCTTACAACCAAAGGCTCCACGCAATGATAGCGACCTGCTAGATTTGATTGATAATCAAGGCTATACCTATTGCTTCTTTGCCTCCGAGGGAGAGGTTACTAGGAGCAAGCACAGATGCGTAGCCATCTATTCCCCTACTGGTCAGCAGCTTACGGGAGTTGCAGAAGGATTTGAGAATGTAAGGGACGCACTAGGCTATGTCTTAGACATGGAAGAACAATCACAAGGAGGGATATAATGTGGATACTACCAAAACAATTACACACCTCAGCCTATGCTCCGGATACGAAGGCATTGGACTTGGACTCAGAAGCGTTCTCCCAAATCTGCGAGAAGTCGCTTTCGTGGAGAGGGAAGGATTCGTTATCGCGAACTTGGTTGCAAAGATGGAAGCGGGAGAACTGGATGCAGCACCTGTGTACACGGACGTTAAAACCTTCCCATACAGAAAGTTTCGAGGATGCGTGGACATCCTCTCTGGTGGATTTCCGTGCCAACCATTCAGTGCTGCTGGAAAGCGTCAAGCTACTGAAGACCCAAGACACCTCTTCCCTTACATCGCAGACGGAATTAGAGAGTGCCAACCTAGAATTGTTTTCCTCGAAAACGTACAAGGAATCCTCAGTTGCACCACAGGGGACGGAGAACCAGTTCTCCAATATGTCCTCAGAACATTGGAAGAAATGGGTTATCGAGCAACGGCAGGAATATTCTCAGCGGAAGAAGTTGGCGCACCTCATCAGAGAAAGCGAGTCTACATCCTTGGCATGGCCAACAGCGAGCGTAGCGGGATGCGTAGAGGGAGGAGTAGCGAAGAATGTGGAGATGACCTCAAGTGGATTCAAGGCAACGAGGGAGAACGGAACGAGCTACGGAGCGAAGTTGAGGGATTCAGTAATTCACCACGAGGAGAACTGGCCAACAGCAACGGCAAGGGACTGGAAGGGATGCGGCAATGCAACCACTCGCAAGGATGGAAAGAGTCGAATGGATACCTTGGAGGCAGTAGCCAAGTATGGCCATCCAGACCAAGCCAAGCTCAACACGAGTGGGAAGAGTCAAGGGTCACTGAACCCCAACTGGGTCGAGCAACTAATGGGTCTTCCAGTAGGGTGGACAGACTTAGGCTCTTGGGAAACGGAGTAGTACCTCAGACTGCCGCCAAAGCATTTATAACTTTAATCAATAGAATAGATTGGGAGTAGAAAAACCATACAACTCTGGTCAGTGGACTAAGGCTCGTTACAGGAGCTTTATTATGTCGGCTTTGCGTCGCGCCCAATGGCCAGTCAAGTATGAATCTATTCGCTCTGCCTTTGTGCGTGATGGTGTGAACCCCGCAAGCGGACGCAAGTGTAAGCTGCACAAGTGTTTCGTTTGCGGGGAACTATTCCCTGCCAAAGATATGAGAGCAGATCACATTGATCCCATCGTACCTGTCACCGGCTTTGATAACTGGGACGCACTTATTAACAGACTGTTCTGCGAGATAGACGGGTTCCAGGCTATCTGTGTTGACTGCCACGCAGTTAAGACCAAGGCCGAAAATGCAGAACGTAAAAAAAACAAAGAAAATGCTTGATTATTTATTCATATTCCTTGAAGATCAACTCACACATATAACCAATAACATTATGTCAAGAACAAAACCAAGATCATCGGGGTCATCGAACCCTGCCACTAAGTTCCTTCAATGGAACACACAAGCTTCCGCATGGGAGTTTTACGATAAAGAAGCCCAAGAGTCCAAGACTCTACCACAAGACACAGGTTTCATTATCCTCGACCAACTCAATACCGCTAAGGGTTGGGATGACAGAAAGAANAGCGCAATCTGGTCTAACGAAGTGTATACTGTCGGAGANAAACTTACTCTCCGTAACAAGGACGGCATCGTTGCCACCGGCACTTGGTCTGAAGTAAAGAGTGTGCATGGTGTTAAGTTCACCAAGTCTGTCTACGCTATGGCCAAGGTTGGCGAAGGCTACGAGTTAGTTAACTTCCAACTCAAGGGCTGTGCTCTTACAGCTTGGATCGAGTTTCAAGACAAAGTAGGTGGTTCTAATAAGTTAGAGCAGGACATTGTAATAGCAGTTACTGAAGCGGTTGAAGATCGCAAGGGTGCTGTAAGTTATAACAGACCAGTCTTTAGTGTTGTATCCAATACGCTATCCGATGAGGCAGCNCTCCAAGCAGACAAGATGGATGGTACACTCCAAGAGTACCTATCCTCCTATCTCAAGGCAGAGAAGCCCACAGAGGAAGAGAAAGAGAGTGAGCCAGAAGTTGTTTACTCTGAGCCTGCCATTGTAGCNGACCCCTTCTAGGCATACCCCTCAGCCCTTCCCCTTCGGGGGNGGGGCTTTTTGCCATTATAATATAATATGTTTCCACAAGACGCAGAAGAACGAAAGACCTATCCAGTAGCAACCTTCATAAAGGACTACTTTCCTAACGCTATAGCACAGTTAGCCCACCACAGCTACAAGGCTCAACAACAGCATGGCACTCCATCAAATGGTAAGCCTATGCAATGGCACAAAGAGAAGTCTGTTGGAGACGAGAACCAACTCATGAGACACTTCATGGAGGGTGATCTACACAGCACAGCCTGGAGAGCATTAGAACTACTTGAAAGAGAAATAACCAAATCAGAGACATGAAAGAATTAGATTACATAGATCACTTCCGCATCATAATGAAACCCCGCAAACATTTCNTAGACCAGATAATAAAGGCACTGGAGCCAATGAATGGACTGACCAGTAGGGAAGAGGAGCAGGAAACAATTATAGAGAGTGCTGAGAAGATTCTCAAAGAAATACACGACGTGTACACACAAGACCAACACTTGTTGAAGGCCAAGTTTTATTCTGAAGCTAGACAAACTATCGGCAGAGGCATACTCTCCGGACTAATCAAACAGTAATGGATCAACCTCATAGCCTAGAAGCAGAGGAGTCCTTACTCGCTTGCTGCCTGTTAGACAATGCTTCCTACGATAGCATTACTACCATCGTCAATGCAGACGATTTCTACAGAAACGCCAACAAGATAATATTTAAGGCCATCTCCAAGCTATGCTCTGCGGGGGAGGAGTTCTCTGAGNTAGACCTAGACGAGCTACTNAAGCGTGAGGGTACAGACAAAGAGGTAGGTGGACTGGGTGCTATAATGCACATACAAAGNCAGGCTAGTAGTTCNTTGCAGATAGCAAACTACGCCAAGATTATAAAAGAGAAGTCTAAGCTACGTCAGATTATACGNACTTCTCGCATCGCCATTGAGTCAGCAAGTGAGAACCAAGACGCAGATGTAATCATTGCCGACATAGAGAGAGCTGTTACNGCTACCCTAGACAACGGCTCTGACAATGACCCATCAATACGAGCAGCAGCTGAGTCACTACGCGAGGACTTCAAGAAGATGGCAGAGGGTACATACGAAACATTTGCTCTGCCTACAAGAATCAAACAACTAGATGAGAAGCTTAGTTCGGGTGGTGTAGCAAGCGGAGAGGTTATGGTTGTTGCCGCTCCTACCTCCTGCGGCAAGACCTGTATAGCTTTGAACATAGCCTTGCAGAATGGTGTAACTCACAACAAGCCTGGGCTATACTTCTCCTTCGAGATGCAAGCCAAGAGTCTGGCAAAGCGTATGATACAGACCTGCTCTGCCGTAAACCTCAACCAGTTCCAAGAAGGTGTATTGACTCCAGACAAACAGAAGCGTGTATGGGACGCTACCGACAAGGTAGAGAAAGCCCCTATCTTTACAGAGCACTATGTACGCAACGTAGACGAGCTACGCTCACGCGCTCGTATGTACAAGCGTAAGCACAAGATTGAATGGATTGTTATAGACTACCTACAGCTTGTTCCTTGGAACACTAAGCTTAAGAAGCATGATGGTATAGCAGAGGTTAGCCACCAAATAAAACTTATGGCTATGGAACTTGATCTACCTGTTATTCTTTTAGCACAGGTGAACAGAGAGGGAGCCAAGCGTGAGACAGGCATTACCTTGTACGACTTGAAGGACTCCGGTGACATCGAGAACGACGCAGACATTATCCTCTTGCTATGGCCAGACGGCACAGATACAAAGGAAGCAACAGTCTACGACGATCCAGTCAACGGCACACACATATCTATCAAATACAATGTAGCAAAGCAACGTGAAGGAGAGCGTGACCAGTATGGCAAGTTCGTCTTCCAAAACCACATAGGCAGGTTCAGTTAATCACCAACTAACATAAATATGACACAGCAAAACCTAACACAGAAGCAAGCATACAACCTCTACTTAGAAGGTTTTTCATACCAACAAATCGCTGATGACTATGGAACAAGCCCAGAGGCTGTGCGCTCCAAGATAAGACGATACAAGGCTACCATACCTGCAGCACAAGGTAACGAGCGTGTCCTAGTTATAGCTGATACCCACTGCCCTGCTATGCACGAAGGGTACATAGACTTCCTAATATCTATCTTCCACAAGCACAAGTGTACACGCGTTGTTCATATTGGTGACCTAGTGGACTGGAATGCTATCAGCTTCCACGAGAAAGACCCAACTATGCCTAGCGCGGCAGACGAGTTTGTAGCGGCTTCTAGGCAGGTTAGAGCCTTACACAGGGCGTTCCCAGAGGTAGACTACCTTATCGGTAATCACTCCGCTCTACCAGAGCGTAAGGCACAGAGCGTTGGACTACCACCAGAGGTAATACTTAACTTCAAAACTCTATGGGGACTTGACGGATGGGAGATACACCCTAGATTCACAGACTTAGTGATTGATGATGTTATATACAGGCACGGAGACAAAGAGAAGGGTGGACAGATGTCGGCACTAAAGAATGCACAGGCTCAGTTCAAGTCTCTGGTTATGGGACACCTACACGCACAGGCTGGTATCAACTACCACGCTAACCAGGATGGTGTTGTCTTCGGTATGAACGTAGGCTGTGGCGTAGATCACTACCACCCTGCCATGAATTACGGACGTATATACGCTTCTAAGCCAGTGCTTGGTTGCGGTGTTGTCTACTCTCCCAAACTTGCTTTCTTTGAACCAATGTTTATCTAACCAATACTACCATGATATACGAACACAAAATAGAAATGGACACCTGCGGTGGCAGCACAGCTAATGTTACTGTAGAGTTTGAGGCTGATAGGCCGTCATCCAGAGACGCAGAGGTCAAGGGTATATACTACCTAGAATCTGACGAACCACTGGACA